AAATATTTTTGTTTCAATTTAATAAAGATTTTAACACAGGTACACAATCAGCATTAGTACAAGAACCTGATGGTCCACCAATGATAAAGGTTGATAAATTAATTGCACCTTTGCAATATGATCCTGACCAAACAACAAATGCTGCAGGTTTTATTATTACAGATCAAATTAAATCAGAAGCATTACAGGTTGATATAACATTTTCTTCTGAGTTTGAAAATACTTATAGAAGAAAATTAATCATAACTGATAAATGTTCTAATACTATTGTGGGTGAATTCATGGTGTATGCTGAAAGTATTGAAGAAGATGAAAGATTAAGAGTCATGACTCAAAACATGGGTTATAATGTTATTGCATCTGATAGTACTGTTTTTAGACAAACTAATATAAAAGAAGCATTACCTGATTATGTAGAGATTAATCTTAAGCGTAAAGAAATTATGATGGAGGGAAGTAACATATACCCTTTTATCGGTTCTTACAAAGGTTTAATAAATGCTATTAAGTTTTTTGGTTATGATAATCTAAAGCTTAAAGAATTTTGGAGAAATGTAAATGCTAATTCTCCACAATTTGGAAAATATATCCAAAGTAATTCTGTAGATTTATTTTCTCCTACTGCTCAATTTGATGATAAGAAGATAACACTCCCTAATAAAAACTTTAGAAAGACTAGTTTATTTAGTCTTATTTATAGAATTAATAAAATAGTTCCTGGAAAATTTACAGATGAGGATTTACCAGTAACAGAAGAATTACAAGATTTTACTATTGAAGAAATCTTAATTAAACTATTTGGTCTAAAAAGAAAATTAGAAAATGAATACCTTCCTCTTAATGCTAGAATTAAAGGAATTACAGCAGAAGCTGATTTCTTTGGATTATTAGAGGTTACTAATACTATAAGTAGAAATGATACAAATACTATAAGAGCTGGTATTAATACTGATTTTAAAGTTTTTCCAGCTGCGTGTACTTATATAGAAGATTTAAGAACTTTTGATTCATTTTGTTTAGATGAAGCTGCTGTAGTAGGACAGGCTATAATTAATTATTGCAATGCGTTTATTGCACCATTGGCTGCAGGTAAAGCTTCGGTAGGACAAAATATGTTAATGAGTTATACTCCTGGTCAAATTTTACCACCGCCACCAATTGGCCCTGATCCTAATAGTGTATTAGGTGCATTACAAAATGGTGGAAATGTACAGATAAAAGATGTTGCTGGAGTGTATGCTGCTTATTTTGCAAGATATGCACCTGGATTAAATAAAGTAGCAGGCTTAGATTATAAACAAGGTTATTCTTCTGAATATTTACCAGACCAACCTGGTGCTAAAGCTGGTGCATTAATTACTTTAACTAATGATAGCTTTAATAACTTAACATGGAATAATATTGATAGTACTTGGGAACAATTAACAAATGCTAATGATTTCTTTACTTTTGATTTTAATATTCAGGGTGCGTCTATCGGTGATGTTTATAAATTAAGTGATCCTGCAACAGGAACTGCTGCAACTCATACTGTAGTTGCTGGAGATACTATACAAACAATTACAACCTCTATATTTAATCAGGTAGCAGCATTTAAGACTACACAAACTGATCCTTGGTTATTTTTTGATTGGTCACAGGTTACAAATGAAATAGGTCCATGTATTAGAGGTTATGGAAACGATGTTAATAGATTCGTTGCAAGTGCAACATTAGCAAATGCAGCAAGCGGTGGACAATTTACTGCAATTCAATTACCTGGAGAAACTTTATTTACGTGGGATGGTTTAGAATCAGGTAATTTTGCAGAAATAGAATGGACAATTTATAAAGATGCATCTGATGTATCTCCTGCATACTTTTTTCAAATAAGAGGAACAATAGGACAATATGGATCTCTTCCTCTAACATTACCTTATGTTGGTACTTATAATGTTGAAATGAAATTATTTGATTTATATAATAACATTTCATCTTCAGTAAAGCATGATGCTATTTGTGTAGATGCTAGAGAAGTAGAATATTCAGGATGGTACCAAGCAATGAAGGAAAGATATACATGGAGTAGTGAAGGAAAATATACATGGCAAAATTATGGTTCTTTGTGGAGTTTGCCTCAATCACCTACAGTTACGTGGGATGAAGAAACACCAAGTTTATATGATTCTCTTGATAGAGTTAATGCTATATTAAATACTTTTGGTATTGGTACATCAACAGACTTTCAATTATTAAATTATCAGAATGATGGTAAAGCTAGTTTTAGTGGACCTTATCAATGGAAAAATTTAAATACCAAGTCATGTACTTGGGATAATACATATCACTTATGGTGGGATATGACAGCTACGACTGGTGATACACCTGCGTTTTTTCAATTTAGTGAAATGAAGCCTAATACATATTTAAAAATTACTGAACTTGATGGATCGGTAGGTACTCATTTCTTTGATGCTACTACTGATACTCTTTCAGAAGCTGTTGCTCAACTTAATGTTAGTACAGATCCTATAATTAATAAATATGTTTATAACTTAGTATTAGCTGATAACGCATTTGTTGGTGGAGCACAAATTCCATTTGCGTATGCAAGTGAATTATTTGTGCAAGCAGTATCTAGATACTTCGGTAGACATGGAGATTTTAAATCAGTAGATATTGTAGATTCAAATGGTCTTAGAGTTTGTGCACTTGGTACCGGTAATTCTACAGATTATATTGGTGGACCTTTACAAGCAACTACAGTGTATCCTCCTTTTGCTAAAGCATTACCAATTAATGGTATGAATTTAATTTCCGTTGGTGCAATAAGCGGTGCACCAGCAGTAACAGATAATTTTGTAGAAAAAGTAGCAAGATGTGTGGAAATGATATTAGATCCTGATGCAACTGGAATAATTTATAATAAACAAGCAGCAGCATTACAAAAAATGCAAACTCTAAAAACTATACAGAGAATTGGTTATATTGGAATGGGTGCATATACCCCAGCATTAGAAACATTAGCAGGCTGGGATGATACTAATGATAATAATTCTAATGTTGATTTTATTTGGGAAAATACTTCACTAACACCACAGGCACAAATTACAGAAGTCTTAGAACATGTGTTACATACAATAACAACATTTGGTTTACCAGGTGCATATCCTACTATATTTAATCAAACTTCTCCATCAGGACCAACTTATGCTGCAATGTCAGAAGCAATTAATAATGGTGTGTTTGATACATCAGGATATTCACAACAACCTGGTGAATCATTAGATGAATTTAGAGCTTTATTAATGAGAGAATATTTATACTTATTAATATATGCAGAATGGAATTTTATTACTACTTATGTAAGTGGCGGAACTTTATCACCGGAATGGACGGCTGATACTGGTTTAGATACAGGTGTACCTGGAACTATAAGTGTGGAAGTTAATAATCCACTAGGTCATTCTCTATATATTAATTTCATAAGTAAGTTATTAGCAACACCTAGCACTACAGTATTAAATACTATTTTTGCATCACAAGCAACACCGTCAGGTTATGTACCTTTTGAAAGGTCTCCATCTGGTGGAAATATAGATTGCTTAAGTAGAATTTATAAATCAAGTCAAAGTATAACAAGTAATCCTACATGGGGAACTGCTAAGTTTATTAATGACGGAAAAGTATTACCACCGATGTCATGGGCAATGTTTGTCTATGATAAATGTAGAATAGTTGGAAAAGATGCTCCTAGATGGACCATCTCCAATACTACTAACTCATCAGTGGCTGATATATATTTTGAAAGCAAGTATCTAACATATCTTTTTAAAGACCCAGGAAAGTATATGATAACATTAGAACTTACAGATACGAATGGGAATAAATATAAAAAAGGTAGAAATATCTTAAATATAAAACAAACAAAATAAAATGGCAATCAGCGTAACAGAAATTTTAGGAACCGATTCTTTATCAGGATCGAGGTTAGTAATTAATGATAACTTTAATGTTCTTGCTAGTGAAATTAATGCGATGGAGACATACTTTGCTCCAACCGCAGGTACAATCACTAATTTAAACAATCTTTCAACTGAGGCATTGAGAGTTGGGCTTAGTACAATACTACTTGATATTAATGCTAGTACTTTTGATATTTTAACAAATGTCAAAATGACTGGTAATTTAAATTTAAATGGTGGTGCTATATTCAGAAATGATACAAACCCTACACCTCTTAATGATACCACAGCTGGAGCAGGTATGGCAATTAATGTTGGAAATAGTACTGCAATTCCACCTTATTCAATTAATAGGTGTGGTAATACAGATCTTACAAATACATTAGCACTTACTTTATATAGTGGAAGTATAGGACAAGAAATTTTCTTTATTTGCACCGAAGGTAGCGGTAGTGTACAAATCCAAGGTATTTCAAGTAACTTAGTTACAACAGGTACTAACGATTACATTACTTTAAATGCAGTAGGAGAAAGTGTACATCTTTTAGCAATTGACAACGGATTAAGCGTACCAGTTTGGTTCATAGTTGGTGGACAAGGATATGTACTATCATAATAATTAAAGAAAAAAACTATACATGGCAACAACGCCCTTAATCAGAACTCCACAAGCAGACGGGGGAACATTTTACACGTTCTCTTCCTCTGCTAAAGACTTATCTAGAACTCTCAATAATGATGAGTTAAAGTTAGTCTTTTCTAAGTTTGTGCTTCTTAATCTACCTGATATGGATAGATTGGATCCAACTTCTTTTGATCAGTTTCAAAACTATATGCAGTTTGATACAATAGATGGTGCAATATGGAATGGTGGCTTAAAAGGTGATCCTAATGTTAATTTTACTGAAAGTCTTCAAAACTACGCGCTGAATTTAGAAGAACTTATTATTAGTGATGCAACATATGATAACACAACAAACTTAACCGTTACAGAAAGAGTATTCTTTAAATGGTTAAAGGAAACTGGTGCTATGCGATTTAGAGAGGCTACTTTGTTAGAGAAAGCAAGTAGTATTACAGATAAAAGATTTGTTGAAGAAGATGAAGTTTTATCTGGGACTCGACAATATAGAAGAGTAGTCAGATATATTGGTGAGATTGATATTGTAAATAATGTAGATAAAGCCGGAGAAGCTTATACAGAATTATATATTAATGTACCGACAGAGGTAGGTAGAACACCTACAATCCTCTTTGATTCTATATCTGATACGAATTACCAACCGTCATTAAAAATCCAAGGTACAAGTGAGTATATAATGGGAAGGAACTCAGCAACAGTCCACCCACAAGGATTAGATACATTTGCATTTTATGATTATGATCAACCTTTACAAGGTCCAGGACCTGCTGGTTATACAGATCCTAATGCAAATTGGATGGATGAATCAACACCACCTAATACTGTAGATGCATACTTTACTGAACCAACTACTTTTGAAAGTGTTCTTAATGCTAACATTAGAAAATATCCTCAGAATTATAATAATCCTAGTGGATATGCTGGATCTGCATATGTAAGATCTGAGCTTGATGGTATATCAGTAGATTTTAATCCTAATGATTATCAACAAATTGTACAAGATGCAACTATAAGTACTATACCACAATTTAATGGAACTGACTTAGCTGAATCGTTTGAATTTAATGTAGTCGCTGTTTACTATGATATGGTAGACTTAAGTGATTCTAGTAAAACTAAAACAAACTTATACGGTATTTTAATTTTAGACAATATAACTCCTACAACTGATGGAGGTTTTATTCAAAGATACCCAAAATATAAACCTAATCTTACAACTGGCCAAAATGGTAATAGTTATGGATTTAAAATTAATTTAAGATTTGATGCTTCTCCTGGTACTGCAGGTATTGATACAATTGTAAATGATTATAATACTTTCTCAATGGGATTATTTTCAGATGCATCTGCACAGTTACAAGCATCGGCTCAAATATTCCAAAGACAGCAATTAGAGATAGCTGACATGGAATTAAGATTAGCTGCTGTTGAGAATACTCTTAACTCTGTTAGTACATCTGCATTCTTACAGTCTCAGATTAATAATTTACAAACACAAGTTGATAATGCTTCATTAGCGTTTGCAAGTAGTACTACACTGTTAGATTTAATTGCTAAAAACTCTGATGAAATTCAAGCATTAGCTAACGGAGAGGTTGCTACAACGTTACAATATAACACAGATGTTGTTAGGCAAGGAACAGGTATAACGGTTAATACAAATACACCTAATCAAATTCAAATATCTAATAATGTGCAAGCATATAACTTAATGGTACCAGTAGATGCTGGTAATGTTCCAATTACTAAAGCTGCACCATTAAACTTAAATGTAGTTGATCCTAGAGTATTTGTAGATTTAGGAACATATACAAATATGCTAAGACTAGATACTATAAATACAGCTGCTGGTGATTTAGCTATTTATGTTGATGATACTGACATTCAGTGGAGAACTGGACAAACTATGAGACTAACATTTAACAATGTACCTCTTTTAGGATCGCGTGATATAAAAATATATACCGATTCTCCAAGTAGACTTAATACTGGTTCATTTGGAAAATTGGCTGCAACTATACCTAATGCTAAATTAAGTAATACTCCAATAATTGATCTAATTTGTACAGAGCAAGGAGTGTTAAGTTTTGCATATGATTGCATTAAATAAATAATAAAATTGAAACCTAGATAATGGCTGAAAATAATTCAATACAAACAATGCTTCCAGAACTGTTAAGACTTTTTAACAATTCACTGGAGAGCTTTGAGAAAGTTAACCAAGCGATTACATCAAGTAGAGAGTCTGTAACTGTTAATATTCAGAATAATGATGGAACAAATTCTAGGATTACTATTCCAAGTTTTGGCTTTCTTAAAAATTCTGTAGATAGATTAAATACAAATATTAATACTATTACTAATTTTAATGATGGTGATAGCTCTATAAGATTAGCTGATGGTACATTTAGAAAATTGGTTTTAGCTAAATTACCAACTGAGGCACAGGATCTTACTTCATTAAATTCTATTAATGAATTTGATATTAAACCTAATTGGTTTTTTGAAGAATTAATAAATCCATTATTATTTGTAGCATTTGATATTACAGGGCAAGCTCCTATTGATACTGAAAGAGCCATTATACAAAGATACATTTTAGATACTAATTCACAGAGTAAAATTAATTACTTTGAATCAAATTATAATGGGAATGCAGTAATAGATTATGATACTTTTTTACAGCAAATTGTAGAAAAGAATATAGCTTATGTATTAGATGAGGCTGTAGTAGATTTACCACCAAGAGACAAGAGATACTCCGGTAACTTTAGCGTAATTAGAATTGGAGAAGAAAGCGTTACTCAAACTGTAAATGGTGTAGAGCAAACAACAGTTCAAAAATTATATAAATTAAATAAAATATTTTATACAGATTCGGAAGCTGATTTTGCTGATACTGTACAACTTAAAGTAGGAGATAGTTTAGAAGTAGTATCTACCCCAATTGATACAAGGTATACTGTAACACAAATTGACGCGAGTACTAATTCTGTTATTGTAAGATTACAAGAAGGTTCAAGAACTATAAGTATAGGGGCTGATGTTTTAAAAATAGGGTCTTCATTAAGTGATACTTTAGAAGTAGATGTTACTGTTGGTTTTAATGAAAGATGTGTAACCTTTATTAAACCTATTGACCCAGATTCAAAAATACCTGCGGTTAACTGGTCTCCAGGTAGTGGATTTTATACAAATAATTTAACAACTATTAATTCTGCAGGTACTCAACAAACCTTAGCAGACTATTATCAACAGAATGCTGTTGATTTTGGTAGATACCTTTTATCGTTTGCACAAGATAAGATGCCAACAAGTAGAGAAGGGTTAACTCCTAATGCTCCTGTTTTAGCTGCTGAAGATTTTACTGTAGCATTAATAAATGGACAGGTTAGTAATTCTGATTCTATTGTTCAGCTTAAAGATTTAAATAATCAAAAGAGTACAATACAATCAACTCTTAGTGAATTAGATGTTGCTATTTCTCAGAGTAGAGCAAAAATACAAACAACTAATTATACAACTGAGGTTGAAAGAGATTCAGATAAAAATGCATTACAAGGTTTAATTACTGAAAGAGCATCACAAGCAAAACTATATGCTTCGGTTGTTACAGAAATAGATTCTTTTGCTTCGGATAACTCTGTAAGTAGTATAACTCCTAAATATAGAGTAAGAGGATTTTGGGCAATGCCACAAGAAAAATCTGCACCTGAAACTGGTGTACAAGATATAATAAAATTTAAATATCGTTATAGATATCTTTCTGCTGATGGTGCTGCTAATGCAGTAGATCAGTTTACTTACACTGATGGTTCTGGTACAAGCCAAGGCGCATTTTCTAATTATGTAATAGTAGATAGTGTATTAAGGCCTAGAGCAAAAAATACTATAACAGGATTATATGAATGGGTTGCTATTGATGATGATAATGCAGATGCAGTAAATATTAATCAATTAGATATTCCAATTAGAAAAGGTGAACAAGTAGAAATACAAGTTAAATCTATTTCGGAGGCAGGGTGGCCAGGAAATCCATTAGAGAGTGAATATAGTACAGCAATAAGAGTAGAGTTTCCAGCTGACTTAAGTTCTAATAATGCTCTTGAATCAGTATTGGCGCAAAACCAAGAAGATTTAGCGCTAGTTTCATTAAATGAAAATTTAGAATCTATTGGGTTACCTACTCACTTAAGTAGTTCTTTCACTGCTAACGAAACATATTTTGCTCATTCATCTCCAGTAATTGCTTCTGGATTTTTATCTGAAAATCAAACACCAATTGACTTGTTTACAAAATTACAAGACATGCAAAACCAATTAGATCTGTTTTCAGAAATACTAAGCAGTGCTCAAGGTGAATTACAAACTACTTTGGTTGATGATACTGGTAATACTTTTAACTTAAGGAGAAATGCAACCACGAAAGTATTTGCAGGATTTTATTCTCAAGAGGTTGATGGGTTAGATGATCCTAGAGGAGCAATTGTGACTAAAACTTATTTTATTAATATTGCTAATAGATCTCAAACTGCATTACAATTACTCGCAAGAGTAACAGGAAATAGAAGTAGGATGGTAAAACAATCGGAGAATCCTGGATTGTATTCCCCACTTAATGTCGGTGATTTAGTTAATGGATCTGTTATTTTGCCAGCAACTTATTCATGGTTAGATAATAGTAAAGCTAATCAATCAAATGATAGAGCTACATTCAGAGGTGATGATTCAGATTATAATACTATTCGTAAATATGATATTACTCCAATTCTTTTAACTAATCCTGATACTACCTCAACTACAAAATATGGACAAATGGTTTCTCAACCACCATTTCAGTCTACACAAAATAAGAATCAGTTTATTTATAGTAGATTTGCAGATGTATCAGCTGAAGGTAATTTTTATAGTTATATTAATCCTAATAGTGATTATACATTTAACTTAGATACTGTAGAAAACTTTTATGCTGCTCCTGGTGATACTGGTGCAGGCGCCCCTACAACAGAGTTTATTTGGGGTGGTGGATTTTTAGATACTGGGTTACCAACTACTGCATCTTCATTCCCAGGCGCACAGGTACCTGCTGATGATACTTTAGCTATATCAATTGCACACCCTTTCTTAACTAATTATGCTGCATATAGAGATGCTTATATAGCTTTAACTGGAGATACTGCAACCTTACCTGCTAATGTTCCTAGTCCAGCTGGTATTGATTGTTCTTCTGCAGGTAATGGTACAGGGGCTGTATTATTTAGACAATCTAAATTTGCACCGTTAACACAGGATCAACCTTATGGAAAACAACAAGGAATTTATTTAAATGAAAATGTAACAGACCTTTATAACCTGGCAACAGGTAACGGTGGTGTTACACAATTAGTAGTGCCATTTGATTCTGGGCAAAGTTTACAACCTAGCCCATCATTATCATCAGCTGCTTTAGCAAACCTTTGGGATACTGCTGCTGGGAGTTATATTACTGGTGGATATAGTAGAAATGCTAAAAATTCATTTGAAGGTTTTGATCAGTATACATTAGGAAGACAATCATGTGGATCTTATTTATTCATTTCTGCTGATAATCATTTAAATATTCAAGTAGATGGAGATTCTATTCAATCTAGAGAAGTTGTACAATTTGGTCAGCAGAATGCAGTAAGCGTTCCTTTAGTATTCCAATATAGAATGACTGATTACTTTGGTACTACTTCAGGAACTGGTTTAGGTAATATTGGTGGAGATGAAACAGGCTCTACTGTTAATCTTACTTATACTAAAAGAATTGGTTTTGATTTATATCCTAATAATTCAGATGTAGTTCAATTTGATATTGAAATATCTGCTAAGTATAGATCTGATAGATTAAGTATAGATGTATTCCCTAAAGCAACAGTTACTAAAGGATTAAATGATTTAGAGAAAGTTGTTGCAGGATTAAGACCATCATTAACACAAACTGCTGTACGTGCTAGGTCAGGCGGCGGTGGTGGCGGCAGAGGTGGAGCTAATACTTTCATTGGGGCGGCAGACCTGTAATTTAACCATTGCTATATCTTTTGGTGAATATATAAAAAAAGTGAAAGATACATGGCTGAAAACCTGCTCGATAAAGCATCATATAGTTTAATTAGAACAAACCCTAAGTTAACGGGTAACGTGAAGGTCGTGTCTGATGGTGTAGATATCTATCTAGAATCATTTAGTGCCAATACACGACTATCGTCTCAGAAGTTTAAAGCATTTAAGGTTGACGGTACTAGTACTTATGACCAAGATGTTTTTAAGTTCTTTGATAATGGTAAGTTTCCTAAAGAAGCTGCATATGAAATATTCCAAGAATATGAAGATGATGCGGTGCTTTCCAATTATCGTAATCAATATGAAATGTTCTATTGTGCTGGGACTAGGTCTGTAGCATCAGACAGTTATTCTCAAAGTTTAGCTACTCTTGCACCACTCTGGTTAAATGAACAAATACCAAATTATTTTGTAATTTTTAGATTAGACAACCCTGCTGCTGTTAATAATTTTAGAGCTGCGACAGAAAATGCTAATACTATAGACGCGCAAACCTCAGTTAATTTTAGTAAAAATGTTTTGGAGAATTGTACAGCAATTAAAACATTTGATTTAACAGAAGGTACTGCACTAGGTTCTTATATTAGAAATTATAGAAACCAAGAAAGTTTTCCAGAAGTTCCATTAAATATGACATGGAGAAAAGATGAGCCTATTTTATGGAACGGAATATCTTATAACAGTGGAGGTTTTACTAGTTCTGGTAATTTTGCGTATGAAGATTTAGTTGTTAAAGATTCTACTATTATACAAGATGAGTATTTATTTACACAAGGATTCCAAAACAATGGTATACTTTTAGCAAATCTTTTAAATATGGAGTTTTTATTCGATGATCCTACTGCTAAAGATTATTCTATTAATAGATATTTTGGTATGTATGTTAATGATATTGAAGAAGGAAAGTTTGATATATCAGGTGAAGCTTTTTATAAAGGAACAAATATTGAAAAAACACAGCAACCTACTATAACTTCTATAACTGAAGTTTCTCAATTTTTAAATACACCTCTTCAGTTAACAAATGAAAAGGGTATACTATTATATTTAGACCCTGCTAAAACGGAAACAATAACAGGATTGCCAACACCTACAAGAGTTGGTGATGTAGAATGTATATTTTATGTTAAAGATAAAGAAGATAATTTTCATACTATTAAAAAAGGATCTACATGGGAAACAAATCAAATAAGATTGTTTGATACTGAAGTAGACGTATCTTTATTTACTGGATATAAAGCCCCAGATACTTTTGCTAATGCAAGCATTTTAAGTGGTGCAGGCGTAGCACAAATGTATATAAAAATATTAAGTAATGTTCAAGATGGTTCTTCTATTGCATTCTTTGATGGAAATAATTTTATAGGTAAAATATTTGCAAACAGTACATTGGCGCCAACACCAGGTAAATCTTTTGAAAGATTCTTTAATCCTAATGGAACAATACAAGAAGTAGCACAATCTATAACATCTGCAATTAATAAAGGTATTAGTGAAAATGATAGATTTTTTGTGGCATCTTATAATGATAGCACTGTTTATGTAAAGTCAAGATTTAGTGGTACAAGGTTTAATAGATTAAATTTTAAAACTGATATTACATTTCCAGAATTTTATGATCAGGTAGAAACATACCCTATTACTAGTGTAGCCGCTCCTAATAAAAACTTTGTTGGTGGTAATGATGTTAAAAATAGTTTATTAAAAGTTACCCTAGGGGACCAGGATAGATTTACACCAGGCGACTTTATACAAACTACAGGAGGTTATGCTGTTATCGGGGATTGGGTTCCTTATACTGATGAACCTATTTATAATGGATTAGATGAAATTATAGGTTACACTGATATAGATAAGTATGTTATTATTACATGTAATGATAATCAAATTATGGTTACAAGATCTAACCAAGTTGCTTTATATTCGGATTATAAACCATCATTTGGTAGATTTTCATTTTTCCCAGTTAAGGATTTTGATTTTGATTTTTATAGCACTCTTTATAGCCAAGAAGGGGAATTAGATTTTGAATTTAATCAATACAATAAATTAGTACCTGGTGCAGTAGAACCATTTAGTAAAACTCCACCATTTGCTGATTACACAGGTATAAGTAAAAATCCACAAATTAGAAATTTTTATGATAACGGTGGATTTTATAATCTTTTAGGTCTGGTAAGTTCAGAAGAAAAGGATGGTGATCAATATATTAAAAGTGAATACAATCGATTAGAAGAAAACTTTCTAACATCACAGGCTGCTATTTCTAGAATTGCACCATACATTAATAAATGGGCATGGGTTAATGATGGAAAAGATGTAAGAAACCACCCTTATAGGCTAGACGTTAATGAAGCATTTGGCTTAAATAACTTTGCACCATCTAAATGGGACAAGGTTCAAGAAGCTAGTGGTTATACTCACGAATGGTATTACTTATCTGAATTTCCATTATATTTTACACAAAATGCTATTGAAAGTTCATGGAGTTATATTGATGTAGCACCAACTGATAATACTGAAGCTAATCCATTAACAGGACAGGTATTTGTTCCAGGTACATTCCAAAATGTAAACAAAAATTATTTTGATGATTATTTTATAGTTCAAAAATTTACGACTGGTGGTATTACTGAGATTGATAGACAATTAAGATATGGTAGATTTAATGGTGGAGATGAAAAGAATTTCTCAGAAACCTTTTTAAGAGGCGTTAGAGTTAGTGCTAAACAAAAGGCAATAGGAACCGAAAAGGCAGATTTTAATGCAAGGGCATTATCTTATGTAAATGATGGGTCATTTAATGATTATAGATTTTCTGCAATCCTAGTTCCTAATTTACCAGATAAACCTGAATTCCAAGTTAAGTTTATAAAGAATGAAAAGTGGAAAACTGTCGTTATGTTAATTTCAGTTGACTATGATGTTAATTGTATTAATGGAACACCAGGCCAGGCTGGAAGTACCACGGCTAAATCTATTATAGATAGAACTTCTTTATATTCTTTAAATAGTAATTTTGAAACTGGACCAAACAGAGATAGAACTACATGTGCACCTACTATAGGTGGTACAGGTAAGTATTCATATGAATCAACTATTTTAAGAGGTTCTGTTTACTTAGGAGGCTCAAGTATAAATAGTGATGGTGTATATGTAATTAGATTTCAACCAGACATAAACGGTGTAGAGCCTGATTTGGTTAATGATGTTAGAATATTAGAAGATGGTACTTATGGCCAAATTAAGTTTGCAATAGACGGTGATGCTTATTCCATTACAGGAATTGTTGATGTAGTGAGTAAGAATGTTCTTTTAGCGAGTGAATTTACAAAGAACGGTTTCTTCCCCATGAATCCTCCAGTTTCAACACCAGGTAATCAGGAATTAAGAACAGCGGAATATAAAATTAGTGCTGGTGGGTATCAGCAATTTGAAAATAGATTAACTGCTTCGGCGTTTGGTAATATATTTGACGCAGTAAACCAAGGTAATCCTAGTATTGTATATGAAACTATTGCAGCTGATGGAAGCCAAGTAAAAAATAAGGATGGAAGCTTAGCACAAACATTTGGAATAGAGTTAAGAGCACAGGCTGATATTTTAAAATCTATTTATGTTGGTGTATTACCAGATCCTGCAAAACCAACAGCGTTTAATTTGGCTGATGTAATAGGGTATGACTTATCTTTACAAAAGACACCAAGAATAACTCCTATAGCTAGACATGCTGGGTATTATGAACCTTATGCATTACCTTTACTTTCATTTAGAGATCCTTATCAAAACTTAGATTTTAATGAAATTACAGGTGGAACTGGTACGGAATTAATTACTGATGCGGCATATAAATTAAAAGTATTAGAATTATGTAAATATAAAAATGCTCAATTTTATAGCGGAGACCCTAAGTTTGGGCAAATTCAAAATTTCTTTTATCATAAGGTAAATGAACAAGACCCTTCTACTGTTTTAGAATTATCAAGAGAAAGCGCGTTTAATAGTTTATACCCTCTTATTAATGAAATAGGAATTGATTATAAAGATTTTTATATGTTTTCTTCTAATTGGGAACCTTCTTATTTTACAAAGAGTATTGATAAATCAGCAATAGAAAAAGTTATAGGTACGAGATCGATGTTTGAAAGAAAATCATTTTTTGGATCTAAATATCTTAAAGTTCCAGAAACAATTATATTAGAAACATTTGAACCTACTCCTTTTGTAAAGGCTGCAATTAGACAACCTAGTTTAATAGATGGAACATTTATGCACCAGGATCAACCTTCCGTGACGATTAATAAAAGGACTATCCAATCAGCTGGTATTTTAAATACTAGAGCAATCAGGAAAAAACCATCGGCACCAGTAGAAACATTTTATTTGTTTAATCAAAAAAGATTAATAGAATTTTTGTTTACCCCAATAAAAGATCAATTTTTACTTTATATTAAAGATGAGTTTGGTTATGGTGATTTAGAAACTTTAGATGATGATGTAAATCAGTATATAAAAGAAAATATTTTAAAGTTATATAAAGTTGAAAAGGTTGATTTTTATACTTTAGCTAGTAGAACTAAAAGTGGGTCTACATATACTACAGCTGAGTTAACCGATGCAGAAAAAATTAGTAATGGGTTAACTATTAATAATAATGTAGCATCTAAAACCTTAAATACAAATCCATTTGATTTAAGGCTAATATATAATAAAAGAACAGGTTTCTCTGAATCGTATGGATTTAGTGTTACAATAGTTAAAAAATAATAGAAAAGAAATGCCAATCACTATACAAGAAATAATAGCATCAGATACTATTTCACAACTGGTCGATAAAACAAATTTTAATTTTGACCAATTGTTACTTAATGGTGGAGGACCTGCAGGACCTGCAGGTACACAAGGCCCAGTTGGTCCTGCCGGCGGAAGAGGACCAAAAGGAACCACATGGTATGAAGATACATCTACAACTACACCTGGAAATTCTCCTAACGTAGTTGCACCCACACCGGTACCTACTGGAGGGTTTTTAGCAGGGGATTATTATTTACAATTTAATGGCCAAGTATGGGAATATACTGGATTAACATGGTCAGTCACAACAATAGATTTAGAAGGACCAATGGGGCCACAAGGACCAGGAGGCGGTATGGGAGATACCTTTGGTTCGCCTACTATAGGATTAGAAACTGCTATTTATAATGGCCCTATAGGAGAAGGAACTGGTGCAACAACTGGAAATGAAGGCATACCTTCGGTTATGATAGGTGGTGCAGTATCTACTACAATCCCATTAGGAACTATACCATTAACGAATGCGTATATTATTCCTGACGCCGTTGCTAATAAAATGATTTCAAGTACGGCTTCTTTATTAATTCATCAAAAAGATTCTGCAGCTAAGTCTATTGTGTTTCATGGTGGAGCCGCAAGCTTAAATGATAATTATCAACAAGGTAATCTTTCTTCTTTATCAAATATTTCCATTGGAGTAGATGATAGATTAGTTTTAAGTTCACCTAAGGTTGCTACTACTCCAACTACTGTGAATGAATTAATCGGTTTTGAAGTTTCTGTTCCAGCTAGGTCACAGAGTTTTTCTGCAGGTAAAGCAATATCATTTCAAACTGGCCAAAGAACCAACTCAGATTTTGGTGGTGAAAATTCTGACTTTAGTATTAATGTTGGAACTGGTTCAACTGCAACAGGTAATAAATTTATTTTAACTACAGCAGGTACTGCAGGATCAACTTTGTTTGAATCAGGGGCAGGATTTACAGTAGTAACAGAGCAAAATGCACAATTAGGTGTTACTCAGTTTAGATCAGGTTTATTTAATGTTACAACATCTGCAAATCAAAATATACAATTAAATTCAGCTGGCCAAATAAAATTAGATACTACACTAGGATCTACAACAGCAGGTTCGATTCGAATGACTACAAACACAGGAGGGATTATTGCTACATCTGTTAACGGGCCTATTAATATTACACAATCTTTAGCCGCTAGTACTGCTACTGCTGATATTGTTATTTCTAATAATTCAACTGCACCGAATACTACATTAGGAGGTGATATTTATATACAAGGAAATAGTCAACTTATTATAAAGAAGCAAAATACAACTGCACTAGCCAATTGTAGTATAGTTATTGATTATGGATATGATGGTTCTGCAGGTGCACAGCCTCATACAAGATTTGTAGGTAAACAAACTATAGCTGGTGCTGCATTAAGTGGTGGAACATTTCCACCGAATAGTTTTGGTAATTTAATATACAAAAATCCTATAGGAGAAGCAACCAATGCAAATAGTATATATGAATTAACAGGAAATAATGGAGTTACTGATTATTCACCAGGTGCAATGTTACAAGCATGGACTGGTGGAACTCAAGCAATTACAGGTTTAGATGCAGGTTTATTAGCTATAGCAATGGGAAGTGAAGGTCCAGCGAGCCCTGTACCTGCAGCTAATTTTATGTGGGATAATACATTAGGATTTTCTGTAAGAGATAGCAGTAATACTGATGAATACTTTACTGCAAGCAAAAATAAAATTGCATTTTCGGCACCGTGGGTATTAAAAAGAGCAACTGGTAGAAACTCATCTATTAATAATTTCCCTGATTTATCTACAACAAATGTTGCCCCTGGTCAGGCTGCTCCTATGAATTATGGGTGGAATTCAAGACAAACAATAACACCGCAAGCTGCAACCCCTAGCGGTCAATTTCCATCACTAGGAATGCCAACAACCACAGAATTAACAGTTCCGTTTATTTCTCTTAACTTTGGACCAGCCTATGGGTTTACTAATGCTGGATCTACCTTTCAAACTCAAAACTTAAATTATAATTATAAAGTTAACTTCCCTATTGGTGCATATCCTGGGCAAAGATTATTACTTAAATTATACGTACAGTCATTAGCGCTCAACGAAGATACCAAAGGTGGTGGAACTATACAGGTCACAAACTGTGGTCAAGTTGATTTAAAGATACCAATGTTTAGAATTAAGTCGCCTAAATCAACTGGAAACTGGACCTCTTGGTGGGCAAATGCAAGTAGTAGTGGTAGCTCTCAGCAGGTTATTGATGGTGGGGCAATAGTTACAGTGGAAACAAATGCAACTGATGCTGGTGATGGAATCGGTAGATTTAAACTGATTGATATGATATGGGATGGTAAATATGTATCCCAAATTGGTGCTGATGTTGACAGTGGTGATGCTAATTCAATTCTAACACAAGTACAACATGGATGGAGCATAATTTCAACTTCTTTTGGCCCAGTAACCCAAAATAGATTAGCAGTTAGTGGTATGGACAATTCACCAGGATGTTTTATAGCCGGGACTGAAATAGCTTTAGCAAATGGAGATACAAAAAATATTGAAGATATTATTTCAGGTGAAGAGTTAATAACATGGAATGAATCAAAACAAACAACTGAGGTAGGTACCGTAGGTGGATTAGATGTAATAGAAAATGTAGGTATGGTAATTGTATTAACCTTTGACAATGGATCTACTATTAAGGTAACTGAACATCACCCATTCTATCATATAGAAAGCGAAAAAATAGGTTTAATAGATGCGGCTGAATTAAGAAAAGGTTTTGAAGTATATCAATTAGATGGAGGAACAGCTAAAGTAGTATCCACGGAAGAGGAACAAGGTTTATATACTGTTTACAACATAACCAATGTTAGCGGTAATCACAATTATTACGCAAATGAAATATTGGTACACAATAAAGCAGATTAATAATTAATTTAAATTAGAATGACAAATAAAGAAATAAAAGAACTTAATGGATATGTAAGTAGGTATAGGGAAATTCAACTTTCCTTAGACTTAATGCAAAAAAGTATTCAAAGTTTAGCAAAGAAAAGAGATGGTTTATTTGAAGAAGTAGATGGAATGAAGCTTAAAGAAAAAGGTTTTATAGAAAAGATTGCAAAAAAATATGGAGCTACTGAAGTAACACCTAATAAGTTAATGAAGTATATAAAATGATTTTAATTATTAAAAATATTCTTGGTATTCTAACAGACCCAAAGAACACTAGAATGTTTTTATTGGGTGGAATTGTAGTGTTATTATTTTTATTAGTTAGGCAATGTAATGAAACTGAATATGCAAAAGGTGAAGTTACTAGATTTCAAAATAATCTTTCGGCTGCTAATGATACTATTCTTAATTATGTAAATGAAAATGGAGAATCGGTTGGTGAAATAAAAGGTCTTAATTTATCCTTAGAAGAATTAAGAGACAGTTTAGAATATGAAAAAGGCAGACCTCCTATAACAATTGTAAAATATAAAACAATTGTAGAAGAAAGAATAGTAGAAGTTCCAGTTAAAACAAAAGACACTGTTGTTAAACAAGATGGTGTAGAGTTTAAATCAGTATTAAGTTTTGATTCTAAAAGTAATTGGGAAAAGAGCTCAAGATTAATTGATGTCTCTTTACCTTATACATTTACTGATAGCTTAATGTTTGGTTCTGCTACTATAGGATTAAAACAAAATATATGGTTAGATGCTACATTATCACAAGATCTTAATACTAAAGAAGTTTTTATTAAGCTAACTTCTGACTATCCAGGTACAACATTTAATAATACTCAAGGTATTATGATTGATCAAAATAGTCCGGAGTTTAAAAGTATACAAATGAAAAATAGAAAACCTTTTGGCTTTGGTCTTAATATGGGAATGGGAATTACTGGTGATGGTAATTTTGGACCATATATTGGACTGGGAGTTTCTTGGAATCCAAAGCTTTTGCAATGGTAAATAAATAGAATAGAATGGAATCATCAAGGTTTATACAAATATCTGAGCAAATACTTATAGAGTATACGTACACTAGTCAGGCAACACCTACTACGTTTAATACGGCTACATACCCTATAGAGCTTATGAGAGATACTAATACTAAAGGAACTTATTTCTTTAATACAAGTAGTGTCGCCCCTGTTATGGGTAATTATAGAGATATCTCAGCGGTATCTAATAATGCAACTAATACTCAATATGTTTCATTAGATACAGACATAGGTGTTCCTTATAATGATTTTAGTCCTGCATTAACTGATAGTGCAGATCTTTTACAAACATTTAGCCCAGAATTAGATGTAGCTTATGATAAAATAAAAATACATTTTATAGCAGGATTTAATTTTGAAGGGTTTGATGGTATTGTATTTGAAGCATTAGCTCCTAGGAGAGATAGTGTAATGCTAAATCTTTCGTCTATTAATTTTTTAAAAACAGATACACCAACATTTAGTCCAGAACCACTCTTATTAGCAGACAAACTTTATGCTACTTTTATTGAGTGGAGAGTTCCTTCATTATTCTTTATGAATAATTTATTTAGTGCAGCTGATCCTAACGGTGTAGCTTATAAAATAACTGAAGGGCAAGGATTTTTAAGTACTCCGCCAATTACATTAAGAGCTACTGGTATTTTTCAAACTATTGTTGAAAATGCATATAGCTTTTATGAGATGCAAGAAATTAATTCGGTTTCTATACTAAGCAGAGATATTTATGATAACTTATATGCACAAGTAATACAATCAGATAATGGTGATTATTTTGAATTATCAGGACAAGTAACAGGATCTACATTTAGTAATTTTATTGCTCAGTTAAATTCCTCAGGCGGGCAGTATGTTGTATTTCATGAAATAAGTGTAACTGAACAAGTAGGAGAAGTATTTACACAAACCAGTTTTCAAGTTATAACACAAGATACTGAATTTGATGAGCCTGTATTATTTAGGCCTATAATTAAGAATGCAAATAAAGCAGTTTCTTTTTCAATAAATTATGTATTAAGATTATATAATAAAGCTGATGCTACACAAATAATTAAAAATGCTAAGTTAACATCGTTTGAACCACAGATTTATGGACCTAATATGATACAAGTTAATTTAGGAGTAGTGCCAACTGTTGCTAATGTTTATAACAGAATTAATAATGATACAGGAAAACAAATTGTAATAGGTGGTGGTAGTGGAACTGAAACACTTAATGTAGATACTACAGAACAAATCGTAGAGAAATTAGTAGTAAAGACTAGTTATGTAACTACTTTTAGAGATAGGATAAAAGTTAAAGCAGCAATTTCTCCAGTTAAAATTCAAACAATAACACAAACCAATGGCAGCGAGACAGAGTAAATTATCACAAGCAGAACAAATACAAAAGAAAGCTGCAACTAAGCAGGTAGTCGGTGGTGTAAGAACTAATATATCATTAACCAAAACTGAGAAAGAATTTTATCAAAAATTTGTTAATCTTTCAGTTAATGAAATGCCTTTGCCTTCGGGTGATGGTACAATTAGAATATCTTTATTTGATGATTATTATCTTTTTACTATGTTTGATGAAGTTGACGGCGAAGACACTCCTATTGATTTAACTAATGTAGGTGATTTATATTTAAACTTTATTGGAGATGAAGATGAAATAGATATACTTAATCATACACAAGTTGATGAAATAGATTTATCACAAGGTGAGGTACTTTTTAGAATCACGAGATCTGATAGTAAGAAAATATTAGCATTAAATAATAATAATTTTTACATATCTACAAGAATGGTTGATCGTGAAGATGGATCTACATCTGATGAATCAGTTTTATATCAAGGTATATGGCTAGCTGTAGATGATGCAAATAGAATATCTCTTTCTAGACAAATTGAAGAAATGAGAGTAGAATATAGTATATTATTAGCAAACATACAAGATGAAAATATTAGATTAAACAAAGAGAATGGGGAATTGGTTGCTTCAGCTGAAGAAGATGATGCTACTATTATAAGATTACAAAATAGCAATGAAGAGTTAACTAATGAAATAGCAGAATTATCTAAAGACCTAAAGTCTACTACTATAGAATTAATAAATCGTAGAGCTAAAGAAGCAAATGAAGCTGCGCAAAGACAAAGATTAAAAAAGCAACAAATAATGGCTATTAAGAAGAGAGCACAGGTTGCACAGACTAAATCTAAAAAGAAATTCTTTTTTAGAAATGCAGCTAAAAATTTACAAAACTTTACACTTGGAAGAAATTTTGTTGGTAGTATAGAAGATATAAAAAATGATTTAAATAGTCCAGGACGTAGGTTTGATCCAGGAAGAGGAGGAAGAAGAAACTATTAATAATTAAACTATGATATTAAGCGCAAGAAATAATCAATTTAAATTTGACTTCCCTAGGAATTTTGTACCTGAGCCAATTGCTAAAAAGTATAAACCTTTTCTTAGTAGAATACCTGGTGGGTTAATTAAAGAACCTATAGACTATTGGAATTATGGAATCCAATCTCTTAATTTACCAGGACCTTCTTTTGATGCAGTTACACAAGTAGATTATCCAGGAAATCAACGTGCATTTAGATCAAGCATACCTAAGCAACAATTATTTGATAAGACAATGACTGTTACTATGCAAGCATTTGATGGTTATGTTAATTATTGGATGGCAATTGAAATGTTTGACTATTATTACAAATTAAGTGGAAAGCATCCATATTTACCTGAAGGTGTTGGAGTTCAAATGTTAGATTCAGATGGTACTATCTTTGTTACAGTACAATTAAAAGATATGTTTATATCTGAAGTAGGTGCATTGGATTTAAATTTTTCTAGTAATACTATAGAATTTCAAACTTTCGATATAACATTCGGATATAATGTGTTAGATGTCGTAGTTAACATAGACTAATATATAAACAAATAAAGAACACTAATGAAAACCTTTAACGATTATTTAACTGAAAATAAAGAAGAAGCTTTAAACATACAAGATTTATTAAATGAATCTCATGATTTAACAGAAGAACAAGATGCTGCAATTGATATGGCAGTGGAAAGAATTCTTGAAGCTCAGAAAGAAGGTAAGAATTTAGAAGACTGTGTTGAAGAAATAATCAACGAGGGTTTATTAGGAAGTATATTTGGTGGATTAACTGGTTTTGCTTTAGGAAAAACTATAGGTAAAGCTGTAGCTAAAGTATTAGGTGTTACTAAAGGTGTTCTTTATGATTTATTAACCTCACGTCTTGTAGGTGCTGCGCTAGGTGCAGTTATCGGCAAGAGAATATAATTAGAATGATTCATATAGGAATTGACTTTTCATTAAATAGCCCTGGTGCCTGTGTTGAAACAGCCGATGGCAAATATCACTTTATAACTTTTTTTAATTACGGAAATCGTATATGGGATGAAGAAGGTAGAAAAATACCTAAAGCATTTAGTGTACATAAAGAATTAATGGATGATAATGCTTTATTAGGATTTCCTTATAATAGGCAAGTTACAAGTAAAGAGTTTTTACCTAGGGAGAGACAGAAGTTAGAGGATGCCGGAAATATTAGTTCACTTATGGTTAATATATTTTCAACATTATTTGAAGGTGATAAAGTAGCAGTTGCATTAGAAGGATTTTCATATGGCTCTAAAGGTAATTCATTTATAGACATAATTCAATATAATACATTTTTAAGAAAGGAATTAATAGATAAGTACTCTATAGAAAATTTATCTGTATTTCAACCATCTCATGTAAAGAAGTTAGCTGGTAAAGGAAATGCTAATAAACATTATATGGCTAAAGCATTCCAAGATGATGTCCTTAATGATAAGAACCTAAGGAGCACTAAACTTTGGAAATGGAGCCAAGGAAAAGACTTCAGCATTAAAATACCTAAACCTATCGATGACATCGTTGATGCCTACTTTATACTTAAAGCCTTGAAAGCTAATAACTAGATACTTTTCTTACTCTGAATAGTTAAAAATTATATTGCAACATGTGGAGTTTGTTTCAGCATTATCTAAAATAAATTAAAATAAAATGATAAAACCTTTAGGAAATAGAATATTTTTAAAAAAAGATGAGCAACCAGAGAAGCAAGGTAGTATAATTTTATTACAAAAAGAAGGAATGTTTGCCCCTCCATATTCCGGTACAATCACTGGAGTAGGAGATGGTGTAGAAGATAAAGAATTTCAAATAGGAATTAAAATACTTTTTCATGATTTAGCCGGTAGTGAATTTAAATATAAAGGAGAAACTGTATTAAGTATAAGAGAACGAGATGTAACTGCAATAATAGATAAAAATGTTAAAATAGTCTGAAACAAACTGACTTAGGGGATATATAATAAACAAAGGAATCAATAAAGTATTGGTACTTTTTAAAAGGCGATAACAAGGCGAAGTAAATAGGCAATAAAAAATTAAAAGGCGTTTAAATACGGAGGTTTGTTATCATAAATTAATAATAACAAAAAAAGGCAATTAACATGGCAAATGAATTCGACATTTTTAATGTAAGTGTAAAAGATTTAGACACTGGTGAAAGACCATCTTCCGCAGGGAGTGATCTTTATTCACCTAAACCAGATCAAGGACAGGACGGAACTTACCGTTCTTTAATTAGGTTCTTACCTAATGCTAAAAACCCAAGAAAACCATTCGAGCGTAAATATGTTTACTGGCTAGAAGACAGAGAAGGAAACGGCTTTTATGCTGATTCCCCTTCAACCGTTGGAGAAAAATGTCCTGTACAGGATATGTTCTTTAAACTAAGAAACTCTGAATCTGCTGTAGACAAAAAGATGTCAGAAGGTTTAAAGCGTAGAGAAGTATTCTATGCATTGGTACAAATCATAAAAGATCCACAAAACAGAGATCTAGAAGGACAAGTTAAAATCATGAAGTTTGGTTATAAAATTAAAACTAAAATTGATGAAGAACTGAATCCACAATTTGATGAACCTACTCAAGTATTTGATCCGTTTGAAGGAAAGAATTTTGAATTAGTAATTTCAAAGAAAGGTGGTTTTCCTAATTATGATTCTAGTAAATTCCACGGAAATAAATCTCCAATGACAATTGAAGGAGAAGCGGTTACAAACAGTGATGAAAGCCGTAAGGCTATTTTAGAATTGTTAGGTACTGCACCAGATTTATCAACATGGGGTTATAAATCATGGGATGATGTAGTAAGAGGAAAGGTAATGAATGTATTATCTCAATTCACATCACCTGGTGATTCAATTCAAAATATCACAAGATCAAAACCAGCACCAGTAAATACTAAAGTTACTGAAGCTGCTGCAACTAAAGCAACAACTGAAACAAAGGAAACTCCTAAAGCTGAACCTGTAAAAGGTGAAGAAAAGAAAGATGACTTTGATGATTTCATTAATGGTTTAGATCTTTAATAAGTATGGCAGAAGAAGTAATAATATCTTCTGAAATGAAAGCTCGGATTATCGATAAGGTAGTCCGAGTTCTTCATACTAACCATACTCATCCAGAAAAAAGAAGAATGCTGGAGAGTAAAGGTAGGCTAAATTTTGCTTGCCCATACTGTGGTGATTCAACAGATCAACCAAGAAAGAAGAGAGGTAATTTGTATTGGAATGATTTATACTTTCATTGTTATAATTGTTCAGCTCATGCATCATTAGATGTTTTCTTAGCCGAACATAATCAAAATTTTGAAGGCGATGATAGAATAGATGTAATTAATTACATTAAAGAAAACCGTAAACATTTTTCATTAGGTGAAAGTTTAGATTTTTATCTATTCGATAAAGCAAAAGAATTAGCATTACCGTTTGAAGAAATAGCTTTAGGATTTAATGTATATCCAATTAACACTTTAACTTATCAGGCATATCCTTATTTAAAGAGTAGGTTATTACACCATAAAACCGAAAGGTTTGGTTTTGATCCAAGACGTAGAGAATTATATGTTTTTAATTTAACACCCGAAGGTAAGATATTAGGATTCCAAACCAGAGACTTAGGTGGTAGTGGCGGTCCTAAATATAAAACATGGAACATAGAAAGAATCTATGATAGGCTAAAGTTAAAATTAAATGTTAATGAAGAAGAGCTAGATAATTTAAATAAAATATCAATGTTATTTGGTATCTTAACAGTTGATATGGCTAGAGACTTTTCTATATTTGAAGGTCCTATTGATGCAATGTTTATGAATAATTCAATTGGATTAACTGGTGTTAAAAAACAAATAATAGAATTTAATGAAATACCTACAGCAAGATATTTCTTTGATAATGATATGGAAGGTAAAACCAGAATGATTGATAAATTAAAAAGTGGTCAAACTGTATTTATGTGGGATAAGTTTTTAAAAGATTTTGATATTCCATCGAGAAAGGTTAAAGATTTAAATGATTTAGTTAAATGGGAATACAGTAATAGATCTGGGTGTTTAAGTGACCTGGATAAATATTTTACAAAAGATTCATTAGATATTATTTTTATATGATGAGTTTAAAAAATTATAATAATTTTGTGAATGAAGAAGTAGATGACTTTTACAAAGACTTGGAAAATAGTAATAAGAGATTAAAATTATTTGCTACATTTAGTAAATCTGAAGTATCTCAAGTTAAAACTAATTTTTCCATACCAGCACCTAAAAAGAAGTTTCAGCCTAAAGTAAAGGGTTTTAAAAAGATTAATAAAGATAAAGGTATATTTTAAATGGAGTATAATGATATTGCAACAGGGGAGGCTAATGAAGAATTAGCAAATAGATTAGCTAAAGATAGATATGATTGGAAAGAAAAGATAAGTCATTTAGTTAGTTTATTAAAAGAAGTTCGTAATTTAGCAGAATGCCAAGTAAACATGTTGTCTTATAGGCAAATTCTATTAGATAAAATTACCGACTTTAAAACTACAAAACAAAAAAGACAAGGTGCATATGACAGATACTATAAAATTAAGTATAGGGAATATTCAATTGACTATGATGTTAAATTAACAAGTGGAGAAAAGGTTGCTTTTATTAAAGCTGACTTATCTCATTTAAGAACACAAATGGAAATGTTACAATCTCACATGGATTATTACCAAGAATGTATAAAGACTTGTGATAACTTAGCATTTGCTATTCGCAATAGAATAAGCTTAGACGATAAAGAATACTAATGGAACTATCCCTCTCGGAAAATAAAAAGTTTTTAGTTATTGATGCTTGTACTGAATTAGAGTATGAACAACTAAAAAGTAGTTTAACTAAAAAGATTGAAGGCTGGCGCTTTCATCCTTTAGTTAAAAAGAGAGTGTGGGATGGCAATGTATCATTCGTAAAAAGAAATAAAATACCAGCAGGTTTATGGAAAGAAATATTAGATATATGTAAAGACTATGATTTCCCTGTTACCTTAAATAATATAACCGATATATTTGATACTGAAATTAAAGAAGATAAGTTTAGAGAATGGGTTAAAGAAATATTTAAAAAACAACCAGATTTTAAACCTAGAGAATATCAAATAGATGCAGCATTTAAAATTTTAAAATACAGAAGGTGCTTAGCTGAACTAGCAACATCTGCCGGTAAAACTCTAATATCATTTATGGTTGTTGCTTATCTTATGGATAAATTAAATAAGAAAAAGATATTAATGATTGTCCCTAATGTAAATCTAGTTTTACAAGCTACTGGTGATTTTGATGAATATAATAAATGTGGTGTTCCACTAAAGACTCAACAAATCTATGCCGGTGTAAAAATAAGAAAGAGTTCTAATC